TCATTTATGACTGTAGGCTGTGGTGAATTTTCTACAGCGTCGCCGTTTTGATCTGTAACAACATTACCAGCATCATCTCTTGCTACATTATTAACAGATTCTTGTTCTTTAGCTCTTGCTTGACATGCATTAGATGTATTTGGAATACCACCTAGAGTACCCATGATGATAGGTTGCTGACATTCAGCTCCGTCTGCAAAGAATCCAACTACCCAAGTTCCTTCTAAAGGACCAAGTGGAGCATCACCCTTACCTGAAATTGCAGCAGAAAGGATAGGTTGCATTGGGAGTGCCCAAGGCAAATCATCTGTTGGAAGCTCTTGTTTGTTTGCAATATGGTATCCAGTAATACGTACTCTTACTCGACCAATCTTTAATGGATCCATACGGTCTTCAACAACACCGACCCACCACCAGAATCCATCTCTTGCAAATAAATTATCTACACTACTTGTCATGTCTCATTTCCTATTGAAGAGTAAGAATCTTTAACAAGTTCCATAATCATGATATGTCTTGTTAAAGTAATTCTATGTCTTATCGCTGTCACTAGATAGTACCCAGAATATAATTTATCTAGTTTTTGTTTGTTTAAATCTGATGGATCTCTTGGACTTGCATCAGGATAATTAAACTTAACCATTGACCCTATTTCTGCATCTGTTCGTCCAGGAACAGTTATCTCAATCTTTATGTTTTGTATTTCATTAAGATTACTTAGACGTCTTGGTAATATCTCATTTGCTTTATCATGGACGTTATTTTTAAATCCTGTATAAAGTTGTGAATGTTGTAAGGCTACTTGGTTGAATCCAGCTGGACTTCTCAAAGTATTCATACCAATCTCACCAGATGCATATGGTGGAATAGCTTGACCCTTCACACTACCCATATGTTTATAGGCATTCCAGTTATTTACGTGATCGTAATCCCAAATGTTGTATTCTTTTGTTACAACATCGAGCGTAAACAAACGGTTTGCAAGGTATCCAGTCTGTGCATTCTTAAGACTGTTAAATGATTCAACAACTTTGAAGTCTTCTGCTAACTTATATTGTGTATCAATATCTGAATCTCTATTGAAACCTGGTGTAAATGTATTGTTAGCAAAGTAGTAGTATTCTTGATATACTTGCTTTGTTTTGATAGCGTTATCAACAATCTGTTCAACGTTAGCAAAGTAGAATCCTTTGTTAGATTCAAAGAAAAGATATCCAGGACTTTGATACCCATTACCTAAGGCACGACTTGCTAACCAGTTTAAACATTTTAAAGGTCTCCATCCTGGAGATGTAAACTTTACTTGATTAATTGTTTTACCTAAGATATTAAGAGTTGAAAACTGATTGCCTCCAGTTCTTGAAGTTGCTACGTAGTTTTCAAATATCTTTTTAACTACATCGTCTACCGTACCAGAGAATGTTTTATGTACAGGACTCAAAGCATCAATCATAATCTCAGGACTACAAAAATGCATGATGTAGCTTTGTTTAGCAGCATCATTCACCATCATACGATCTGTGATACTATAAACTTTAAACGTCTTAAAGATTTCAGAATCAGCCATACTTGGTGTTGAGAATTTTAGACGAATAAATTCATCACCAGTTAAGGCATATGTTTGAGTTAAATTGAAGTTATCTACTACAAGGAGGTTGCCATAAAGACCTGTTCTAAACATGTCTTCATAAAGATTGAGCTCACCAACATATAGTTTTATGTTGAGTTCTTCGCCACTTGATGTAATTAGAACTACTTCATCTATCTTAACATCACCAGCTGCTCTCACTCCTGAGTTCAGTTGTTCATTAGCCATTATTTAATAATCCAGTAAATCTCTCTACGTAAACTGATACAAATTCAGGTTTTAAAATTTTAATTCTACGCTTTGCTTCATTCAATCTTTCTTCATAGGTGATATTTGATATTGGATACTTCGTTCCAGCAAAGCTTGAATGAACAACATCACCATTAGAATCTTCAAATTGCTTTGTAGAATACACATTAGCTGACCCATATTTATCAGCTACATACTGACCTAATGCATAAGATGATAAAGGCCAATCATATCTTGGATCAATAATTTCATTTGTAATAAGGATAATCCAATGTAATGTTGAATCTCCATATATTCTATGTGCAACAATTTCAGGTGTATCGCCATCTTCTATATCATATTCATCATAAGCTGTAGAAGTTAGAATGTTATTAGCATCAGCCTTAACTCGTCTAAAGATATCTGTCATTGTAAAACTTGTAAGACCGCTGTCAAGCGTATAGTTTATTAATGGAAAGTTCTTAAAGTACATAATTAGTAACCCTCACTAATACGTTTCTTAGTCATGATTTCTAGTTCTCTAAATTCAAGTCTCATATTAATCTCTGTAGGAACGCCATCTTCAAATGTATTGAATCCTTGACCACCATAATCAACAGCCATTCTTTCTAATACACAAGTTGAGATTTTGTGAAGATTTGTATTCTCTTTACCTTTGAAATAGTAAGCAATATCAAATGTAGAAGGATAAATGTAGAATAAACCACCATCAGATACTTCAGGGTGCATATGGTATTTAAATTTATAGATAATGTTCTTAACACTATCAGCTTCAGCTTTACTTCTTGGTAAGAATTTATAATCAAAAACAAATGTTCTTGTATCGACATTTCTAAAGATTTGCTCGCGGAATGGATTAGGAGCTAAACCAGTACCAGCTTGAATAGCTTCTGAAATAGCTAAGTTACCACCTAAGGCATTAGCAATACCAGATGGAATGTTTGATAGATTAAGAACCATGGCACGAGCAAGTTCTGCTGTTTGTTGGCCTTGAACCATTTCAACACCACCAACACCGCCTGCAAGATAACCAATGAATGTACCTAAATCTTTAGCATCATAATCGACACCATACTTAACAGATGGCTTTTCATTAATAGCTAACATCATAGCTGTATCAATTCTAAATGTTTTATCTGGAACGAATGCTTTTAGTTTGTCGTTTAACCATTGAGTTCCTTGAGCACCAACAACGCCACCAGTTGCTGCAGCAGCTCCAGTAAGTACAATGTTTCTTACTTTTTGGATATTAGTTTTAGCTAAGTTAGCACCAACCGACTTACCTAAAGAAGCACCAAGAGCAATACCAGCTGAACCACCTAATACTCCTGCTCCACCTTGAACCAACTGTTCACCTGAGAATCTATTCTGACCAATTGGTTTAATTTCTGTTTTACGGCTAAAGTCTGTAGCCTTACTTTTACCACGGATATTAACAAAAAACACCATGTAGTGTTGTAAGTCTTTATCCATGCCCGTGTAAAGAGGATATTTAAGTTGGTTGACAGAGTAGTTCATTGACCCTGCTTGTCCACCTTGAGGGCCAAAGGTTTGTGGTTTAAGATCGCTTTGATCAAACCCTACTGGTCTGAAATCTGGGCCTACTTGACCATTTGGAGAAATTGCCATAAATACTAATTCCTAGATAGTTTATAATATTTATCATGTATTCAGACAAAACTTACAAAGGAAGGTATAAAGTTATCAATCCTTCCAAATATATTGGTGATCCTACTCAAGTCATCTACAGAAGCACTTGGGAATTAAAGTTTATGAAATACTGCGATCACAATAGTTCTGTTTTAGAATGGGGCTCAGAAGAGATTATTATTCCTTATAGATCTCCTGTAGACAATAAGATCCACAGATATTTCGTAGATTTTTACATGAAGGTTAAACAACAAGATGGTAAAACTACAAAGTATCTCATAGAAATTAAACCATCTAAGTTTGTAGCGCCACCTGAAAAGCCTAAGCGTAGAACTCAACATTATATCAATGAAGTCTTTACGTGGGGAGTTAATCAGGCTAAATGGAAAACAGCACGAGAATATTGCAAGACAAAGGGCTGGCATTTTGAAATATTAACAGAAAAAGAGCTTGGAATCGATAAATAATAAAAATGGCTAATCCTTTTCAACAATTAAGAGTTGATCCAGAGTCTGTTAAAAGAAGTCTTGCTTGGTATCAAAAGCAAGTACAAAACATGCGGGTCACAAAGAACCAAGTTAAGAGGTCCTTAGCTACGGATGGCAATACGTTGAAAATTGGTGGTCTCTATCTTTTCAATTATGATCCAAAGACAAAAGATACACTACCATATTATGATACATTTCCATTAGTCCTACCTTTTAACAAAGCTGAAGGTGGATTTTATGGACTAAATTTGCACTACTTACCTTATGGACTTAGGTTTAAGTTGATGGGTGCATTATTGGAGTTAGTAAGAGATATATCGGATCCTAAAAGTAGAGCTCAAGTTAGCTGGACTATCTTAAACAATAGTGCTAAGTATCCAGGAGTTTCTGCTTGTGTGAAGAGATATCTAACAGATCATGTTAGATCTCAATTTTATACTATACCTAACGACCAATGGCTTGCTGCGGCAACATTACCAATAGAAGAATTTAAGGGAGCTTCTAAAGAACAAGTCTTTAGAGACTCAAGAAGGATAATTTAATGGCTTTAGATAATTTACAAATACCAGAAGTAGACGTTAGAGCTGATCGTACGACTCCAGGACGAGCTCAAAATACCGTCACCAACTTCTTAGCCAGTGTGAGATCAAAGGGACTATCAAAGCCTAACAGATTTGAAGTTATTATTGACAATCCTATTTGTTTACTTAATAACAACTTTGGTCGAGAGGTAGGTATGTTTGCTGATAACGCATTCCTACCACAAACAAGAATACTAACAAGTCGCCAACAACTCTTTGGTCCTCCAGAATTCTTCCCAGTTGGAGTTGATTACGGTGGCGATAACATGGGTATCAACTTTATTGTTGATCGAGAAATGAAGGTCAAAACATATTTTGATCAATGGGTAGACGGAGTTGTTAATAGAACTCCAAGTAACCAAGCATGGCACACAACCAAATACAGAGATAACTATGTCACAACCATGGTGATTAACCAGTTAGATGAGTCTGATCGTGTAACATATAGCGTTACTTGCTATGAATTATTCCCTGTATCAGTAAACCCACTTATTTTAGACAACAATTTAGCTAATTCAGTCCACAAACTTAACGTCACGTTTAGTTATAGACGCTGGAGATCAAATGAGATTGGTCCAGATCAAGGTCCTGAAAAGACTAAATCAATATTTGATTACTTTAATTTCTTTAATAATAGCAATGAGCCTTTCCAAACAACACCGCAACAACAGGCTCAACAACTTTTAGGTGCTGGAACAGTAAGATACACAGGCACTGGAGCTGATAATTATTTTTTATTTAGATAGATGATAGGAGTTTTATAGTATGTCTTTACCAAAACTTGAGGTGCCAGTTTATACAACAGAGCTACCTAGTACAAATGAGAAGGTTGAATACAGACCTTTCTTAGTTAAAGAACAGAAGAAGTTATTGATTGCATTGAATGGTGACTTAGAACAACAAGTCAATGCTGTCAATGAATTAGTAGAAGAGTGTACGTATCATAAGGTGTCAAGTAAGACTTCACCGAGTTATGATATTGAATATCTATTCTTACAGATTAGAGCAAAATCAGTTGGTGAAAACATAGATATAGTACTGACTTGTAATAATTGTGAACACAAACAAGATGCAAAGGTTGATATCACAACTGTGAAGGTTCAAAAACCATTAGATCATAGGCCAGAGGT